AGGGGCAGGGAATTTGCTCCTCTACATCACCTCTTTTCGTTATTAGCTTTCTTCGTACCTTGATGTGCGAGTATTAAACGCACAGCAAGACTAATGGTAGCGACGACTAGATCCTCGACAGTACGTCGAGTATCTAGAACGCCGAATACCAAACGAAACAAAGCTAACTCTCGCCGCCAAGAAGTTTGACGATGAGAGCATCCGAAGTAGCTGTAAACAGGGCTTTAAAACCACTGTAAACAGCTTGGACGTCGGCATTCGTGTAGCCCACGTTCGGAATATCGAAGACCATGTAATTAGACATGGAAACTTCTCTATTCTGAGCAGGGATAAACGGATCCGCGGCCACCTTCGAATGATCGACCCTCAGGACTCTCCTAGTCCTACGCCCGTAGGTGTGGGACGCGGAGAGGTCGACCAGTCCATCGCTACTTGAGTACTTCGACTCATTATCTCCCGAGGAAACTCGGGGGAGTGAGATCGGAGTACCTGAGATAGTAATGGACTGCGGGTCTGTGAACGCCATCTGGCATTGCTCCTTTCATGGCCGGTAAAACCGGCTATATTGGTGTATTAGGCAGTGGCAAACACTACCCTACTACGTTCGGGAAATACCGAGCGCAGCGAGTATGGAAGCCTGAAATGGTGAAAGACCATTCCAGGTTATTCCAAACCCGAAGGGGTTTGCTTTCGTCCGTGACTTGGTCTCTGTGACCAAGGTAGCGGACGGAACCTTAAGAGGATAACCACGATATGTGGCACCCTCCAAGGAGTACGTTACCTTATTGATGGTATGTTCCATCAGGTAACCATACTGCATAACCAGGCCCTGGCTTATAACATCGGAGGCGTACGCAAGTACGTCCCCGGTGTTGGTAAACCAGTCGACGGCCCAGCTCCACGGGGTAAGGTTCCACAGGACGTCTGGCGAAAGTGACAGATTAAACAATTTATCTGCCACAGCCGCCTGTCCAACGTTGGCCTCTACATGGTTTCCATTAAGAGGCACACCGTAGACAAAGGCGCCCTTGAACCAACGATCAATTTTGGTCGTTGTGGTCTTAGACCACTTACCGTTCGTGGAAGACCCCCAACCACTAGATGGAACTGAGATCGGAACGCTTCCATTTGGAAACGCCGTTCCCAGATCCGTAGTGGTGGAGGTCATCGTTGAAGGAAAGCGGTACGAACGACGGACTAGTCGCCCAGCATCACGCTCATACTGTTGTATGATATCGTGAGACTTGGCTACTGTGCGACCAAAAGCGGTCACATCAGAAACCAAGGGCAACCAGCCGAATTCGACATTCAGGTACTCATCGCCCGCATTACGCGCGCGAAGAGTCCTGTCGCTCCAGGTACGAGATCCAACGATTTGGGGAAACCCATCTCGAAAGATCTCACCTAGAGCAGTCGATAGATTCGATTCCGCCGCGGTGGGGCGACAACGACTCGCAGCTGTGGCACCCAGGGCTGTTATACTCGAAGAATTCGAGTTCAGCGCTGTAGGCCACTTCGGCTGCGGTATCGTTGAGCCAACCGTCTCAATCGGACACGAGAACGAAAACGAGCAAATGAGACGCTCATTATCGTATCTCGGGTTCGAAGACGATCCCTTATATAAGGTCTTAGCAAATGGACCATACCTTTTGGATATGGTCTGTTTCTGAGACCAAAAGGGACCACCGACATCTCCGGCACCCTGTTCGGGTGGCCATTGATGTTCTTCCGAGTCAGTTATCTGACTCCCATGCCAGTTAGAGAAGTCGGTTCCCTGGAATGAATTTCCAGAGATGACTTCCCAGATCCCATCAGAAGAACGGTGCCCTTGCCATATTTGCCGATAGCTTCCGCCATCGACAGATTTTAGCGAGCGCACTCTTCTGGTGAGAGACATGGTTCAACGAGCTCCTCTGGGTAAAGCTACATACATACTAACTAGTATGTAGCAGGTGTATGCACTGCGTGCGAGGGATCCTTAGGGATCCC